GACCTTTCATTCGCTACTTTGCGCTCTACTCCTGCAAACGCAATCGCTTTGTTGAACACATTTGAAACTTACCTTCCTGCTGACATCAAAGGTTACGATGACGTTGCTATTTTCTGCGGTGTTGACGTATTCACTGCGATTAAGCAAGGTTTGGTTGCTGAAAACTACTTCAACATTTCTTACTTGAATGGAGTTGAAAACTTTGAATTGACTTTGCCAGGTTCTAACATCAAGTTGTACGGAGTAAACGGATTGAACGGAACTTACGATTTGTACGCAGGTCGTACCGCTCACATGGTATTCGGTACTGATTTATTGAACGAAGAAGAGCGTTTCGAAATTTTCTACGCAAAAGAAGCTGACGAAGTTCGTTTTGTTGCTGAATTCAAGGCAGGTGTTCAAATCGCTTTCCCTGATCAGTGCGCTCGTTTCATGATGGCTGCATCCTAATCGATCATTGAACTATTAACCGAGGGGTGGGTGAAATCGCCCACCCTTTTTTTTAAACAAAAATAAAAAAATAAAGATATGAGTTGCGCACTAACCGCAGGATACACTCTCGCTTGTAAGGATAGCGTTGGTGGATTAAAACAAGTTTACATCGACAACTTTGAAGACGTCGATTACGGTGCCGTTACAAACGGTGCTATCTCAACCGCTACGGGTGGTTTCTTTTCGTTTGAATTGCCAATGAACACGGCTCAATTCACCGAAACGGTAACATCGAGCGTTGAAAACGGTACTACCTTTTATCAAACCGAACTTTCAATCGTATTGCCTAAGCTAACCGCTGAACTTCGCAATCAGTTGAAGCTATTGGCACAAGCTAAATTAGCCGTAATTGCTACCGATAGAAACGGTGCGCAGTGGGTTATGGGATTGGAAAACGGAGTTTATTTGACTACTGGAACTTCCGCTACTGGAACTGCGATGGGAGATTTGAACGGAATGACTTTGACGTTTACTTCCATGGAAAAAGACCCAATTGTAGTATTTACGGGCACTGTACCTTTGGATTAACCCTACACACTTTCCATATTTTGAAGGGTGGCATTCGTGCCACCTTTTTTTTATTCGTTACATTTTGAGTTTTTCCCATTATATAAATATGCAGTTGATCACAACGAACGCAGTTAACCGCCTATACTTTACCGCTACCGAGAACATGGTCAGCGGTGCATGGGTATATTTGAACATTCACCACGTAGCAACAAATGAAGATTATTTTTTCGGCTTTGAAAAGGCTCAAAACCTTAGCGTATTTACTGGCCGTTTTGATGCTTGGGATTGCAATGTTGGGAATTTACCCGTTGGTCAGTGTTTATATACATTGTACGAGGGTAACGAAGGAGCGGTTAACCCTGAAAGCGAAGAAATTTTAAACGTGTTGGAGGTTGGATTGTACGAAGTGTTGGCGAATGAAAACACCGACATCGTATTTGAAAACAATACAACTTATATCGAGCCAAATTTATGAGTTCAAGAAGAGTAAAAAATGCGTATGGTATGCCTACCAGTTCGCCTATTGTACGACAAGACTTTGAAACGAAGTTACCTGAGTACAAGGTAGTGAACGGTAAGGATTACGTTATGTACGGTGAGCATAACCGATACCCCGATTACTTGTTGGAAATGTACCAACGTAGCGCAAAGCATAACGCCATTGTAAACGGAAAGGTAAACTACATCACGGGTAAAGGTTGGACCTATGAAGCCGACAAAGTACCGAGCGAAATGCTTGGTGAGTTGAACCGATTGATGGAGAACCCAAACCCATACGACGACTTAAACGATATTCTTTACAAGACCGCACTTGACTTTGAAATTTTTAACGGGTTTGCGTTGGAAATCGTGTGGAATATGAACGGTAAGGTTAGCCAAATAGCACATAAAAACTTCGGTAACCTACGTCGTAACGTGGATGGAAGTAAGTTCTATTATGCGGACGAGTGGAAAGAGTTTGGTGACCCCGAAGGACTTACGGAGTATATGCCATTTGACCCCGAAAAGCGTTTGGGTAAGCAACTATTTTACTACTGTTCATACGCTCCGAGCGTGCGTTATTACCCCATTCCTGAGTACTTGGGTGCGCTTGCTTACATCGAGACCGATGCACGTATTGCCAATTACCACGTTAACAATTTACGTAACGGTTTTCTTGGTGGTTTCCTTTTCAACTTCAACAACGGAGTGCCTTCAAACGAAGAACAAAGGGAAATCAAACGTCAATTACAAAAGCAATTAAAAGGCGATGACGGGGAGCGTATCGTGGTGAACTTCAACGATAGTGCCGACACTGGATTAAAGATTGAACCATTAAATGCTAACGACCTCGATAAGCAGTTTAACATTCTAAACGAAACCATCCAAACGGAAATCTTTGTTGCTCACCGCGTAACCTCCCCGATGTTGTTCGGTGTACGTGTTTCAGGTCAACTTGGTGGACGTTCAGAGTTGGTGGAAGCCTACGAACTATTTAAGGCGGTTTACGTTAACGATCGAGTTCAAAAGTTAGAAAAGGTTTTTAACTACATTTTTTCCTTCAATGGTTTGGGTGTTTTGGAAATCGAACCTACCGAGCCAATCACTGAAAGATTAACGGAGCAGTCATTGCTTCAAATCATGACCAAAGACGAACTGCGAGAAAAAGCAGGTTTACCACCTTTGGCCGAAGTAACCGTTACCGAGCAACCGCAATCATTTACGCACCAAGATTTTAGAAAAGAGAAAGAAGAGTTAGCGTTGTTTCAAAAGTTTGGCCGTGATGCGTCCGAGTTTGAGGAAATCACACGCAGACCCATGCGTTACGGGTTCGAATTATTAGAACAAGAATTTGCCAGTGAGTACGCAGAATTAGACGCTGATATTTTAAAGTTAATCGAGAAAGACCCTGCGATTACTTCGGATAAATTAGCGGATAAATTAGGTAAGTCAATACAGCTAATTTCAGACCGTATAAGCGCACTTATTGAAGCAAAGGCTATCAATATTCGTGGAGCATTAAAAGAGCTTGGGGAGTCTGCAAAGGACTTTATTAAGCCACGTAACCCCGAAGGTGAACCATTGGTTCAAGTGATGTACAAATACGACGTACTTCCCGAGTTTGGTCCACAAAAGTTGATCGCAGGCAGTCGTGAATTTTGTTCGAAAATGATTGACTTAGGAAGGTATTACACCCGTCAAGACATTAACCAAATTTCAGACATCATGGGTTACTCCGTTTGGGAGCGTAAAGGCGGTTGGTATACAAAACCTGGCACGAACCAACACTACCCAACGTGCCGTCATACTTGGATGCAAACATTAGTAAAACCGAAAGCATGAGCCAAAAAGCCCTATTCATAACCGAGAAGCAATTAAAAGATGCTTCATTGATTAACGAGAACGTAAGCATGGTTAAGTTACGACCTACGTTGATCATGTGTCAAGAGATGCACATTCAACCGATTTTAGGTAGCGACCTTTACAAAGAAATTGCTAATCAAATCATTGCGGACGATTTAACCCAAGAGAATGAGGACTTGCTTATTGACTACATTCAGCCATGCCTTCAAATGTTTGTACAAATGGAGTTCCCGATGGCCTTCGGTTTCCAGTTACGAAACAAGAACGTGGAGCGTGGTACGGATCAAAACAGCACGCAGGCCTCCATGAGTGAACTACAACGTTTGATTGATTACTACAAATCGAAAGCAGAATGGTACGCTGAAAGAATTACACGGTTTATTTTGACAAATATTACCGACTTTCCTGCATATCAATCCCCGACTGGGCAAATCGATACCATTTTACCCAACCGACGTAATTATACTGCGGGATTGGTGTTGAATAATTTCGGTTGTTGCGGTGATTTTGCGAGTCGTTACCAAGCTAACTTCAATCGGGATTGTGATTGTTATTAAAATGTATGAGTTACCACAAAAAGAACGTCGACAAATTAAGGGTTTACCTATCAAAAGAGAAAGATGCAAAGTTGGAATACGATAAAAAGAAGCTTAAAGGAGTTCAGCGAAACCCACCCGCTCGTTAATTCGTTTGGGACGGGTAACATTCTCGACCCTGATAGCGCACAAATAACCAACTTTGTAACACCTGAAATTGATCGGGTGTATTACCCGTTAGTTTTTGCGACGTTGGATTCTTCGAGGTTTGGAAGCAACTCTGTTACGTTTACCGTTGGGTTGGTTTT